AAATAGAACAACTCAAAAGTATCACATATACAAAACATCGTTTAAGTGTAAGCATTTAATCAAGCATATGTATAGAATTATACTAGGTCAAGATGATCTACCAACTAGCAATCACAGAAACAGTATCATGAAGGGTAAGACGTATACAGATAAAGTTCTTATAACTTCTATTAAAAACGTCAATAAAGATAAAAACAGATAAAATGGGAAAAAGCAAAGGCAAGATGAAAAAAATGTCTAGACAGCAACAAAAAGCAGTAGGTGCTTCTATGGCTGAATCAGGTATAAATATGAATGCTCAGCAGGTGGTTGCACAACCAGCTCAACAGATAGTTCAACAACCAGCTCAACAAATGACAAACATACCACCCGCTCCAGCTAACACTTTGGGGCAGGCACAGCCGGTTTTTAATCAGCAAGCGCAACAAAACGCTCAAGGAATCTTTGGAACGCAACAAACTATGCAAAACTCCGTAGGAGCTCCACTTATGTTTGAAGATCAAACTGGAGATGGAAAAATTACACAAGCAGATGTTATAAAAGCTAGAACAGAAGGATATAAAAAATAAATTATGAAAAACATTAAAACATTAGCTAATCAAAAGCTAGAAGGACAAGTAGGTGAAAACGCTGTATGGGATGGACCACTAAGTAAAGCAGGTTTTCCAATGGGTACAGGATCGAGCTCAGGTATTACAGGTATGGAAGTATCTAAATACCCATGTGAATATAAAGCTGGACCAATTACACAAAAAGCTAAAGTTTACAAATAATGAATTCTCCATTTTATAAAACAGGTGCATTTCCTGAAATCAAAGAAGAGAACAAAGGTAAGTTTACAGCTTGGGCTAAAAAGAATGGGTTTAAAGACGCTTGTTCAGCTGCTTCAAGCGTAATGTCAAAGAAAGATAAATATAGCGAAGAAGTTGTTAAAATGGCTAATTACGCCAAGAACTTTGGATGCTCAAATAAATAAATTATGAGTTCACCATTTCAACAAAAATTTTCAGCTAAATCTCCATTAAACGGTAATTATTATTCTGGAGTAGACGGTATAAAATATGTTTCACCAAAACCTGGTGTTATAAACATACCGCGAAAAACACAGAAAGAAGAAGAAGAAGAAGAAGTAAAACCACCTGAAGCTACAAATGTTCCAAAAACTAAAAAAACGTTTGATTTTGGAAGCGGAGATATTGACACTAGTATTGATATACCAGAAAGCAATTTTAAGTTTGGTGGCGGTGGTACTCCTGATCCAGCTGAGGTTGTATCAAAAAACCGTGAAAAAATAAATAACAAGCGAACTTTAAAAAAAGAAATTAAAGGAAAACCAGTTGAAAAATTTGCTAAAAAAGGAACGCCTGAATATGATAGATGGTTAGCTGCGGTTAAAAAAGATCCTTCTATAGAAGATAAATATAAAGACAGAACACTATATCAAGATCAAGAGCAAAAAGGGTTTACTACTGATGGCGAAACCACTTTGGGAGATTGGATGAATGTAGGAAAACAATATGAAAAATAATTAACTATGGGACATAAAGGACATTACGGAGAATACAGCGGAAACGCAAAATGGTCAAGAGTAACCTCATCTAATATGGGAGCTACTAAACGAGATGATGAAGCACATATGAAGTATCTTAAAGAAGATATACTATATGACAATAAACACGGTCATAGCGATGAAAAAATGACAGCTGACGAAAAGCATATTTCAAGATTAGCTGGTGATTTAAAATACGACGAAAAAAAACACTAACTAAATAAAAACACAATTATGCCTTACGGAAAATCACCCGCTAAAATGGGACACAGCCCAATGAAAATGAAAGGATCTTGGATGTCAAAGCACGTTCAAAACTTATTCAAAGAAATGCCAATAGACAATAAAGCTTCAGCTTTAGAAATGGGTCATTCACCTATGGAAATGGGACACAGTCCTTTAGAAAAAAATGAAACACCAGAAGAGCGTAAAGCTAGGTTAAGAAAAGAAAACAAAGCAGAATTAGCTAGATTAAACGCAGTAAAAGCAAAACGTGATGCTGAAAAAGAAGCTAATAAAAACAAACCTAAAGTGAAAGCTCAAACTAAGCTTCAAGCTTTAAAAGCAAGAGTTAAATCAGACTTAACAGGTAAGACTGGAAAGGGTGAACCAGGATCATCTAGAAACTAAAACAAACAGTAGGGATCTGTAAAACCCAGCCAAACACTAACACTAACACTAACTTAAACAAAACACAAAATGGCAAATTTTTTAAAAGTAAACACAACAGGTGGATCATTCACTTTGATTCCTATTGCAGAAATTGCAGGAATAACAGCTGCGGTTGTAGGTCCAGACACTGAAGTAACAATTACACTAGCAAATGGAACAAACACTTATGTAGTCTCGCTAGATGGGCAATTACCAAGTATCGCTAGCACTTTAAAAGCATTTAATAACGCTCTAATTGCTAATCCAGGAGGGGTTGTATCAACAGTTGTACCGCCGTTGGTAACCGCTCAAGTACCAGCTGCTCAATCAGGACAGCAAGGACGTATTGAAATTACCCAGCAAGCTGTTTACGCTCAGTTTAGTAGCGTAACATTTGCATAACACTAACAAAAAATGGCAAAATTTATTAAATTCAACATCAACACGTCAATTCTTGGTGGAGATGCAAGTCCAATCACACTAATCCCAATTGAACACATAGTTGGAGTTACTGAAGCTGCGGCGGGTCCTGAATGGAACACGGTTATTACTTTAAATAGCGGTAACACTTGGACTATTGTTTCAGATCAACCTTTAGCAGTGTCTTCTGGAGGATCTGGAACTATCACTGAAGCAGTTTATGACGCAATAACTGCTAACCCAGGCGGTATCGTATCTACGGTAGGATCACCAATTTTACTAGCACAAGTACCAGCCGCTCAATCAGGAGAACAAGGGCGTGTCGTTATTACACAAAAGCAAACTCAAGTTCAGTACATAAGTGCTACTTTTGCGTAATATGAAATCACAAGGTTTAGGAGACAGCATAGAGAAGTTTACTAAAGCTACTGGTATCAAAACAGTGGTAGACACAGTTAGCAAGGGATTAAACGTCCCTTGCGGTTGTGCTGCTAGAAAAGGAGCATTAAACAAAATATTTTCTTATAAAAAATAATACATGGCTTTCAAACTTCAAAACCCTCCATATAATTGCGATAACACACCAATATATCGTGTAGACATGGAAGACGGCGTAATGGGTAAAGCTAATAACAATGGTACTATAATCATTAATAAAGATTTAGACCCAAGCCAGATAGACGACGTAGTATCTCACGAGAAAGTTCATTTAGATCAAATGAAACGTGGTGATTTAGATTACGACGATAATAACGTATACTGGAAAGGTAAAACATATTCAAGAGCTGATATGGAAGAAGGTGCGAAGAACTTGCCTTGGGAAGCTGAGGCTTACAGAAAATCATAAATGAAAAAAATTTGGGAATGGTTAAGCGGTAATGTCATAAAAGACGTTGGCGATGTAATCGATAAACTAACAACTACAGAAGAGGAGAAGCTTCAAATAAAGAAAGAGATCCAAGTAATAGTTGAGAATGCCTCTGCTGAAGCAGAAGACCAAATAAGTAAACGCTGGGAATCTGATATGACGTCTGATTCGTGGCTTAGTAAAAACACGCGTCCTATGGCGCTTATATTCTTATCGTTTATGGCCGTAGCCTTTATATGGGTTGATAGTCATCACGAAATATCTTTTACTGTAGAACAGGAGTGGATAGAATTATTAAAACAACTATTAACAACCGTATACGTGGCATATTTTGGCTCACGCGGTTTTGAGAAATATAAATCAATAAGTAATAAATAAATAAATAAAAAGATATGGGACAATTCGGTAATCAACCTGATTTTGCAACTAACGACATAAAAGAAGTTGCACCTGACAATACTATTAGCTCAGAAACTAGTTTAAATGCCTCTATAATATACATAGGAGATAATACTACGGTTGGAACCACAGGTTGTATGGTTGTTATACCAGCAGGTACTGTAGGACCAAGTGTTGTAACTGCTCTTTCGTCACCTGGGTATGCTGGGTCTGGCGGAACTAATTATGATGATAATGGTAATGAATGTTTTGTTAGCAGTGATGGTAGTTACGGTGGTCTTTGCGCAGATTTTACAGCCGTAAACGGTGTTGTTAATAGCATTACAATTACAGCCTTTGGAGCTGGTTACTTAAACGGTGATTTAGTTACATTAGACGCTGGAGATGGTAATGCTGTATTTAGAGTCGTAGCAGCACCTGGATTACCAACAGCAGATCAATCAATTGCTTTTTACGGATTACAGGCTGGAGGTTTTTTACCTGTAACAGTAGATTACGTATTAGCAACAAACGCTGTAGGCACAGGAAACACTACTGATGTAAGTAAACTAATAGCAGCAAGATAACATGGGAATTGGAACAGGCATAGGTAACTCAATACCTAGAGGCATAACAGGCAACGCAGGTATACCTACTCCTTTTTTCGAAATACTAGCGGAAAATGGAGATTTTCTTATAGCCGAATCAGGAACAAACCCAACATTTCTTATAACAGAGCAGCAATAAAACAAACACATAAATGGCAAATTTAAAATTTTCACAATTTACAGAAAAAACAGATCCAGCAAACGTGCAGTTTGTCGTAGGATATAATGGAACGGATAACGTCCGTATTGACCCAGCTAATTTAGCGCCAGCAGCTCCAGTAGATAGCGTAAACACACAAACAGGAGTAGTAAGTTTAGGGCTTACAGATTTAGACGATGTAGGAGCAGACGGAACTAGCGGTCAAGTTTTAACAACTGACGGTTCTGGTTCTTTTACATTTGCTGACGCTGGCGGTGGCGGCGGTGCTACTGATCTAAACGGGTTAAGCGACGTTTTAATTGATGGCACGTCTTCATACTTTGTTAATATACCTTCTGGTTTAAGCGGTAATCCACAAGACAATGTTGTAATAGGCAGCGGAACTGGAAATGCTTTAACAAGTGGGATACGTAACACTTTAGTAGGCCATGACGCTGGAGATGGTATTACGGCTGGTCAATACAACACTTGTATTGGTTTAGAAAGTGGTGGCAATTTCTCTGGTAATTTTAACACGACGCTTGGGTCAAGAGCTGGATATTTGTCTACTGGTTCTAAATCTAATTCAGTAGCAATAGGATATCAATCAAGTCCATATTTACCTAGCTATACTACTGCAGTAGGATTTAGAGCTGGTTATGTTGCAACCGCAGTTTACGGTACTTATCTTGGATATGAAACTATGAGAAACAACACCGCTTCTTTTAACGTTGGTGTTGGATATAGAGCTGGTTACAAAAACGTAGGCGGTACTAACAACACTTTTATTGGAAAAGAAGCTGGACTAGACAATATTAATGGAAGTAAAAAAACTTGTATTGGCGAAATAGCTGGTTCAACTTCAAATGGTGATAATGTAACTTTTATTGGTTATAATTCACAACCTTCATCTGCTGCTGCTGATAATGAAATAACTTTAGGAGACTCAAATGTAGCAACTTTAAGATGCGCTGTAACAACAATAACCTCTTTATCTGATGAGAGAGATAAATCAGAAATAAAAGATTTAGAATACGGATTAGATTTCATTGATAGCTTACAACCAAGAGAATTTGTTTGGGATAATAGAGCAGAAATAAAAAAACAAGATGTTTTAGATGAGAATGGAGAGCCATTACTTGATGATGACGAAAATATCGTTACTAAAGATGTGGAATTTTACTCGGCAAACAAAGGTAAAAAAGACTTTGGTTTTATAGCACAAGAAGTTAAAGAACTAGATAATGATACTTTAAGATTAGTTTATTCTGAGAACGAGGACAAGCTAGAGATGAGTTACGGGAAACTTGTACCAATTTTAGTAAAAGCAATTCAAGAATTAAAAACAGAGGTAGATTCACTAAAATAAATGTAAATATATAGTTATAAAACAATTAAATCAAATTAAATAAAATGGCAAACATTACAGATGAACAATTAAAAAGTATTAGCAAAGGTCAAAAAGAATTAATGACCTTAGTTAATCAAATAGGTGTTTTAGAAACACAAAAACACGGTTTACTGCACCAAGTAGCAGATGCTAATAAAGTTGTAGAAGATTTAAAAGCTGAACTAGAAAAAGAATACGGAGCTATTGATATTGATCTAACAACTGGGGAATATACTGAAGTAGAAAAAGATTCTAAACTAACAAAAGCTTAGGATGTCTTCAATTGTAAGAAAAATAAGTATTGGTTCTGACTACAAAAACGATGCTATGCATTACTCTGTAGGTCAACAGGTTTATGGTGGTCATGAGATTTCACATATACTTCTTGACGAGTCTGATAACTCTTACAATATTCATATTAAGAAAAATAACGAGGTAATGCCATGGAAGAAATTTAACTCTAACATGGCAATATCCGTTGAATATGACTTAGAGTATTGAAAAGTTTATACGACTTTATAGTAGAGCCGTTAGGCGAAAAATACAGTAACAAAATAAAAGTAGGTGATAAAGAGTTGGTTTTAAATACAAAGATTGAAGACTTCAAGTTTGTAAATAGATTAGCTAGAGTAGTAGAAACACCAAAAGCTTTTAATACTGATATTGCTATTGGTGATATAATTGTTATACACCAAAACGTGTTTAGAATATTCTATGACATGAAAGGAGAAAAAAAGAAAAGTAGATCTTGGTTCAAAGATGATTTGCATTTTTGCGCTATAGATCAAATCTATTTATATAATAAAGGTAATAAGTGGAAATCTTTTGGAGACAGATGCTTTATTTCACCTATAAAAGATACAGAGTCTTTAACGCTAGATAAAGAAAAAAGCCTTGTTGGTATATTAAAATATGACAATAGCTCCTTAAACGCGCTAGGAATCAACTCAGGAGACTTAGTTGGTTATACGCCAAATGGAGAATGGGAGTTTTTAATTGACGGTAAAAGATTATACTGTATGAAATCTAATGATATCGTAATTAAATATGAACACCAAGGAAACGAAGTTGAATATAATCCAAGCTGGGCAGAAAGCAGTAGAGGAACTAATAAAAGTAGCTAAAGAAGCTATTGTTGATTCAGATGACGATATATCAGCAGATAGACTAAAGAATGCTGCAGCTACAAAGAAGTTAGCTATATTTGATGCTTTTGAGATATTAAATAGAATAGAAGCTGAAGAGAATATGTTAAATGAAAAACCAGTGGAAGTCAAAGAAGAGAAATCTTTTAAAGGCTTTGCAGAAGGGAGATCTAAATAATGTACGAGCAGACTTTATATAAAATACTTAAAGACCATATTAAACCTAAAGTTTTAAAAAGAACTAATAGGTATAAAAAATGGGAGTACGGTTACAACCAAGAACACGATATGGTTGTTATAAGTAAAACCGGTGAAATAGGTGAAATTTATGAAATACAAGATTTAAAAATAGCTTTACCAAAAGCTGAAAATGTACATACATTTGATGAAGACAGGTGGAAGCACACTGAATATCCAAAGGAACTTAGTAAAATCAAATCAGTATTTGATTGGGAAGAATATCCTTTAGACTTTAAAGAAAAATGGTATGATTACATTGATGAAGAATTTAATAGAAGAGAACAAGGCTTTTGGTTCTATAATAAGGGTTTGGCTACTTACATTACTGGTACTAACTATATGTACTTGCAGTGGAGCAAAATTGACGTTGGGCAGCCAGACTTTAGGGAATCAAACAGATTATTCTACATATTCTGGGAAGCTTGTAAAGCCGACAAGCGTTGCTATGGGATGTGTTATCTTAAAAACAGAAGATCCGGTTTTTCGTTCATGGCAAGCGGGGAGACGGTTAACCAAGCAACAATATCTACAGATGCGCGCTTTGGCATCCTCTCCAAATCTGGACCCGATGCAAAGAAAATGTTTACTGACAAAGTTGTCCCAATATCAGTCAACTATCCCTTTTTCTTTAAACCTATACAAGACGGAATGGACAGACCAAAAACAGAGCTCGCCTACCGTGTACCAGCCTCTAAATTCACGAGGCGCAAACTCGACTCAAACGAAAAGCTACAAGAGATCACAGGTCTTGACACGACAATAGACTGGAAAAATACAGGTGATAACTCTTATGATGGTGAAAAACTAAAACTACTAGTACACGATGAAAGTGGAAAGTGGGAAAGACCAACAAATATATTAAACAACTGGAGGGTTACAAGAACCTGTTTAAGACTAGGTTCTAGAATTATAGGCAAGTGCATGATGGGATCAACATCAAATGCTTTAGATAAAGGAGGAGATAACTTTAAAAAACTTTACAAT